TTATAAAATATAAACCTTTTGTTGGATTGTCTAATTGATATGCTACTGCGTAACGCAAAGCATCTATTGCGTGGTTGTGTTTGTCTATTGGTGTTTTTGACTTCTTTTCAAGCCAAGAATAGTTGTTTAACTCTTTGATTAAATCAATACTATCTTCGCTTACTATTAAGTCGTAATCCTGTAGTAAACTTATTCCATAAATCACAGAGTCTGCACCTTTAATTGTCGGCACTACATTATTACCAAGTGCGTTTAATTCGCTTATTAATCGTGGTTCTGAATTGTCACCTACTATTAAATCTTTACCTGCAAAGTCTGAATTTAACCTTGCAATCTGGCTTGTGGTTAACGCCTGTTTATAGTACAGTAACTTAACGTAAATTATTTTGTTTGCTTTGTCTATATTTGTTTTGACTAACGTTGTAGGGTCTGCACTAAATCCGTAGTCTTGACCATACACACTTACTCCAACTTCTTTAAAGTCTCCTATCTTCCAATTGGTAAATATAACTCCTTCAGCTTTGTCAAGCCAACCACCAAGTATTGTATGTTTGTATTTTTCAGGTCTTCGTTCTTTTATGTATTCAACCTGTTTTAAAAAAGACTCTGATAGGTTTTCGATGTTATCCAAGTACGTTGTGTGTATGTAGGTGGTATCGTTTTTTATTAGTGTTGTGCCTTGTTCTATTCCTTTGCTCTCAAAGAACTTGTCGTATATGAAATGTTCTTTTGTCGTAGGGTTAAGAATAAGAATAACACGGTTTTGTTTTGTCTTGTGCCTTATGGATAAATCTATTTTATCAAAGGTGTCTTCGTCTGTAAGTTCTTCGGCTTCGTCAAGTACCCACGTTGTAACTCCTTGCAAAGATTTTAAGTTTGCAGTCTGTGTTCCAGAACTTGTCTTTATTCCTTTGAATATTATTTTACTACCTGATTGCAAGTTTATTATTTCGTCTTTTGTTACAACAAATTGGTCTTGCATTTCCATTAACTCAATTTTTTCTATAAACTCTGGAATAATAGAAATGGATGCCGAAACCAAAGTATATCGTGTGAACAGTACAACGTGTCCGCTTTCCTTTGTAAGTAATAACAGGAAGGTTGTAACGCTGTAAGACTTGGACGAACCACGACCACCTGTTACAATAAAGTAACGTGAAGAACTTCCTAAATAACTAAACTTCGGGTTTATAACTATCAATTCGGAATAGGTCTTTTACATCAAAGTCGGAAACACTTAAATTAGTATCGGTTGTTTGTTTAGGCGCACCATAGCAACTATCCATAAGTGCTTTGTAAGCGTTTACGTCTCCTTTACCTGCCTTTAATAACATAGCCGAAGTTATTACTTGTTCTTGTGTCAAAATTTCTTGTTCGCCTGTTAAAACGTTCTTTTGACTTGACGCAAATTCTAATAACTCTTTTACAACTGTAGCTCGGTTCTTACTTCCTTTTGGTCTTCCGTTTGGATTTCTTACTTCGCCTTTTGTTGCAGGTTTTAAATTTTCATCGTTAGCCATTTCTTCTTATTTTTCTCTTATTACTTTGTTAATTTCATTCTGCGTTTTCCTTCTTAAATTTCTTAAAGGTTGTGTAATTTCTAAATGTTTAATATTGGTTACTATCCATTCTTTGTTTGCTCCTTTTTTATTTAAGTATTCTATTGCTTCAGTCAACCGCATTTTCTTCAGTCGTTACTTCTTCTGTTTGTTCTGGACTATATTCGTTATAAATTACTCGCAGCTTACTTACTAAATCACGCAAACAACTTGAACAGGTGCTAAAGGTTAATTTTTGGTTTAGTACTCTGTTGTTAATTGCTATTAGACTTGTTTGTTCGTCGCTTGTAAGTGTGTTCGTGTTTTGCTTAAAATAAGCGTCTAACGTGTTAAACTCGTCTTCTGTTAAACACAAAGGTTTTGCATACGGAAATAGTTTGTTTAACTTTTCTTTTCTCTCGTCACATCCGCAGTCTTCACCTGCAATAAATTTAACAAGTTTGTCTATTCCTGTTGCTTCTGTAATCTTTGCGATTGTATCGCCTAATCCTTTACTTTTCATTTTTTCTTTTTTATTAGTTCGTAATCTTGGTTTATAAAATCTTGGTAGTCTTCACCTACGTTATTTTTAATTCGTTTTTTACAAGTCTTAACCGTGTTAAATATACTTGTTACACTTATGTTTGTTTCTGCACTTATTTGTCTTAAACTTTTATTCGTGTTTTTGTATAACTCAAATAATTGTTTGTCGTACCAGTGCCAACTATCACACTCTAAATCTACGTTATTTAGCAAGTCGTTGTAAGCTTCGTTTTCTTCTGTGTTGTTTTCTTCTGCTAAATTATAAACATCGTCTAAAGGTATAAATTTAATTTTATTGTTTTTGTTCACGTGCTGAAGGAAAGTATTTTTTAAAGCTAACCACATATAACCTTTGCTTATGTTTCCGTCTTTAAATAGTTTTTCTTCGCTGCTCCATTTGTACAACATTATGTACGTTTCTTGTACAATGTCTTCAGCAAAAAAATATTCGCCAAATTGATTAACCATTTTAACCCATTCGTTATGATGCTTCGCAACTTTTGTTAACCATTCCAATTTTTAATTGTTTAGAATTTAAGCAAATGTATGATTAATTTTTCAACAATAAACAAACGTATTTATTAACAATTAGTTGTGTAGAACAAAAAAAGCGCAAACAATTAAGTCTGCGCCTACAAATAACAAAGTATAAACGCCATTAAAACGAGCGTCTATACAACTGTTATAAGCCATTTGAATCGTTTTCAATAAAACTTATAGGCGGAGAATCGAACGGTAAATCTTGGTAATAGTTTTTACCACATTTACAGCAAGTCCATATATCAATTTTTCCGTAAATACCATTTCGTTTCCAAAAATGCATACAGAACAAACGGCTTATAACAATAAATAACCGCCATTTTTTACGATAGTGTTTTATCCGAAGTTCATCATTGAAATTAAGTTCGTTGTATATCATAAGATTAGTTTTTAAAATTAAAAAACGAGCGGTTATTACTGAACGTTATTTATTTACGTAATAGTCTATTTTTTTAAGCGTTGATAGTGAAACGTCTTTACCTTCTAAAAAGTTTGTAAGCTGGAAAAAGTGAAATTTGTTTCCTTTGTCCTGTATTTCTTTTACGATGCTGTTTCGTGTTTTTAACCTTAAAATATTTTTTACTTCAGTTCGTAACTGCTCGTCTTGTATGTACATATCAAAACGGTAAATCGTCGTTATCTTCTTCATACTGCTTAAACTGTTCTTCTTGAAAGTTAGCAACTATTCCTGAAATTTGTGGCTCATTTTTATTTATTTGTGGCTCATTCTTTACAAATGGTTCACTAAAACTTACTGAAAAGAATTTAACTCCTTTTGCTGAAGTTTTCATCCATAAAGCTATTTCCATATCCTTACCATTTACGTTTACTTTGCCTTTGTAGTCTGGATGGTTTTCCGCTTTTTTGTTGTCGTTCTTAAAAATTGCACCTGTGTTGTTTCTTGTTTCCATTTTTTATTTGTTTAGTTTATATTCGTGTTTTAGTCGCTCCAAGTAAAGAACAAAGTCCATTGCTTCTTCCTGTGCGTGTTGTAGCCATTCTAACGTGCTTAAATCAGTTCGTTCTAACGTTGTTTTGTATTTCTTCATTCCTGCTTCGGAACGTTCTTTAAATCGCGCCATAACGCTTAAAACGTTTTTGTCTTGTATTTGTATGTCCATAGTTAAAATTTACCTCGTCCTGTGAATATTTGACATTTTATTACTTCTTTGTTTATAAAACAAAAGTAGTTCCATAGTTTTTTAATTCGTGTTTTCATATTGCCCAAGTTATAAATTTTACAAAACCTATTATTGCAAAGGTGTAAACTATTAAAGTTAAAATAATTGCGATTGTTTTTTCTTTCATATTTTTATATTATTGTCGTTAATAAATTCGTTTAGTTTTTTCCTTACTTCAAACATTGCTTCGTTACCGTTGTATTTGTATTCGCTTCTTAACCAATTGTCAAACTCCGTAAGTGCTGAATAATAATTAATTCCGTTGGTTGCAAAGTCAAAATCTTCTTTGTCTTCAGGCAGGTTAAATTCAAGTATTGCTTTCATATTGTTTCGATTAAATTGTTAAAATAAATTCTTGCTTCTTCAACCTTGTTTTGTATTTCCCAAATTACTGTTTCATCTCGTTCAATTTTAAAAACTTTAACTTTTGTTGCGTCTGGAAGGTGGTCAAAGTTATGTTTCTTTTCTACGTATTCTCGTATTTCTGCATCTTCGTCAATTTTAAAATGTTTCCAGTGTTCCCTGCGTATTTCGTCTTCAACTATTTCTAACGGTGTGTTTACTAAACAATAACAAAGTAACGCTTCAGTCTTGCCTGTTAGCCACATATAGCCCTGTAATTGATAGTAGTAATCTTTTGTAGGTATTTCATCTTCAAAGAACGGAAAAGTATGTGCTTCGTAACTGCATTTTATGTCAAGTAAAATTTCATTCGTGTTTACGTCAGGTGTTCCTGTTATCCATTCGTTGTTAAAGTGTTCTTCGTTCTTAAATATAAACCCTAAACCTAAAACATCGTTTACTAAACTAATTGCTTCGTCTTCGCATTGTAAACCTTTGTCGGTGTATCTACTTGAAAATTCTTTTTTAATTCCGTATTTGTGTTCTAAAACAAGTTCTTGGATGTAACTCTTTGCGGTCTTGCTTAATATTTCGGTCTTGGTGCGTGGAGCGGTCATTAACCGCCCCAATGCTGAACAACGTATTTTCATACTTCTAACGTTTTTAATTGTGCAGGTGTTAAACTAAACTTTGTTGTTAGTTCTTCAACTGTATATTCTCCTTTGCTAATTGCGTCAATAGCTTTTTGAAAACGTGCGTTGTCTATTGTAGCCTTTTTAGGTTCGTGTTTTACTTGTTCGCCAGAAGCATCTGTATCTTTGTCCGTAACTAAACCAAGCATTGAACTTAAAGCGTAACGTCTTAAGTAAGTTATTGCACTTCCTAATACTTGAAACTCGTTCATTCCTTTTAAAATTACTCCTTGCGGTATGTCAATTTTACTTTCGATACTTTCAGCACTTTCAACGTGAAATAAACAGGTTGCAATTTGTGTTCCGTTAATTAGTTGTGTAAACCCTAAACCGTGCTTTTTTAGAAGTGGGTTTATTACTTCAAAGATTTTCGGCAAGTCTGCATAAGTGTAACCGTAACCTTGTGTTGCTTTGTGAATAACAGGTACTTCTTGTTGGAACGCTGCTAAACTTTTAAATAAATGTTTCATAGTTAAATAATTTAAGTTAATAATATATGCAAATATAAGAATAGTTATTTAATAAACAACTATTTTTTTAATTTATTTTTGATAAATCGCTAATTAAACAAATACAAGTGTAGGTTGCAAAGGGTTTTACGTGACCCATTTCTCCTTGCTTTTTTAGTTTTGCTACTGATTTCCAATCTTTTTTTTTAATCATTCCTTTACAATAAGCATCGTTTGTTTCTAAATTAATAAACATAAAAGCGTAAAAATCGCAATCTTGTTTTATATTGAAGTTTGGAATATGGCAAGTAAAATATGGTTTAGGTTCATATTTGTATTTCATTGATTGGGTTTTTACATCAATTTTATAATCATTAATTATAAAATCGTAATCAAAAATTTGTCCGTCTTCAAATTTTACTCCTTTACTTTTATAGTAGTCTATTAAAACAACTTCACCTACTGAACCTAAATAATTTCCTTCTCCCTTTTCTATTGAATTTTTTAATATACCAAAAGTGTTTCGGTGTTTTGCTCTTTCTAATTGTTCTTGTGTTATTTTAAAATACATTTTAGTTTATTTTTATAAGTTTCTATTAATTCTTTTAGTTCGTCTTTTGACCATTTTTTAACATCGTGTGCTTTCGCCTGAAGTTCCATTAATCTTTGCGCTCC